GGCTGGAGCCTACCAGCCTGATCGATGGGGCGCACGATTTCCCGGAAGGACTCGCCTACCTTGGATTTCCCTGCGTACTCTAGGGCTCCGAACTCAAGGAATGAGTCACCGACGCCCGACACGCCCTTAAGGTTCCGCGCCAATATGTATGGGTCCTCATGGGCGGCGAGTTCACTGATACTACCCGCTTCCCTAATAGTTTTTACAGTCCGCGCTAAGGGATGCAGGTCGTCAAAGATGCTTTCATATAAGTCGTGTAAACTCCTAGGCTGTTTGGCCTCAGTCTCGCCAACTGAAATTCTTTTTCCAATCCGATCGCTGGGACTCTCTGGACTGGGCAACTGCTTCGGCGGGGGAGGCGGGGGAGGTTTACCCCCCGCGCCATGACTCTCTGGACCGGGCAACTGGCGAACGGCCTCGACTTCTCTCTCTTTAGCCACTCTCTCAAGACGATCGGCTAGTTGTTTGAAAATCTTCTTACCCGTTTCTGTAGCCTCCATTTCGTTAGTAATCGGGTTGAGTCTGAATTTTCCATTGGTAATCGATTCTACTCTCTCACCCGCGAGCTGCATATCCCCGCCTGTGAAATTCTTCTCAAATTCAAACATATCCTTAAGGCTCGTGTGTGCGCCAAAGAAGTCCGTGTCCAGTAGCACTCCCTCGGCCTCAGCCTTTTCTACAATCAGGTCAATCTCTATCTCGGATTTTTCGGAGATATCAATAAATTCAATCTCTTTGGCCTCTGCCCTATAAACAACTAAATGAGAGGGTTCCTCGGAACCCGGCAATCTCTCAGTGATCTCTTTCGCCTCTGCAAAATCTTTAACCCCCTTCAATTGCACCCCGATGCCGTCACTCCCGAACATGTCTAGGCCAGCCTTTTCGGGGAACAACACTGCCACGCCCCCTCGACCGCCTTCAAAGACTAGAGTGCTTTTGTTAGAGGTAGCGGACCCCATCACTACTTGAGATAATGGAACTTTCCCGCCAGTCGAGAGGACTGCCGCCGCCGCCGCACTACCCTGTAGGAATTCCCTGCGAGTCCTCTCGACTGGACTGGGCAACTGCTTCGGCGCGGGGGGCGCGGGAAGTCCCGGAGGTTTACCCCCGGCGGCATCTAGCTCATCCTTGGTTGCGTTTCTAGTTACCCGGATGATACCTTCGGTTTCAATGATATCGAATCTATCCCCTATGGGCTCCCTGCGGGATGACCCTTGGCTATAGAGAGTCATATATTCTTGGCGATTTTCAACAAATTCCGTAGCCGCTTCCATAGTTTCAAATGTTAATGGCTTGCCATCTTCACCGCGTACCAATTTGGTCAGAGGTATTACTCTCCCAATTTGGTCTGGGTCCATGTAGGCTCTAGGAGTTTCGATGTTCTCGGATGCCAAATCTTCCCTAATAGTGGGCTCGATGAGTATATCCTGTTGCATATCTATAGGACGCTTGCCTACCTTACGGTAGATGTCCCTGCTCTTCTTAGCGATGAATCCAGCGGATTTGGTACCAGCTCGCAGGCCCAGAATGGTAGTCGCACCCAGCAGGAACTCGCGGGGCTCTGGCACCCTACCTTCCAGACCTGCACCCACCGTGGTAAATGCGGCCACCTCAGCGGACAGTTTCGCCGTGGCCGGTAAAACGGACCCCGGTAGGACGCTGGCCAAAGGCTTTACGGCCCACCCCGCCGTACCAGTCGCGGCACCCGTTATATACCCCTTGGCCCCATGGATGCTAGTCTCAACCAGCAGGTCCCAGAACTGGGCAAAAGAGGTGATGGTTCCATTCTCGTAGGCGTCCATCATCACAGTACGTAGGACTTCCGGCAAAGCAAACGCACCTGCCGTCCCGGTGATTAGGGCTCCGGGGCCAGTTCCTGCACCAGCACCACCACCAATAATGAACCCACCTACCATAGCCGGAAGGTCACCAACAAGAGTACCCAATGAGGCGGCTGTGTCTTGGGCCAGTGATTTATCTTCAAGCATCAGAGCGTCGTCCGACTCCTGAGAGGGGCGATCAAAGACCATGGATAGAGTGGACTGCTCGAAGCCAGCTGAGAAGAAATCGTCTAGGGAGAATACCCCACGAGCGAAACCACCACCATCCTCACCGAACTTATCCCGTGCGGCGTTTACCAGGAACTCTTGAAAATCGGACGTGTCAAACGGCGCGATCCCCAACTTCTGGTCAATTTCGTAGTTGGACATACCCTTCTTGGCGAGAGCAGCGCGAACCCCGCCCACAATGCTCTCTATGCGTTTGGGGTCGTGGCCTTGTTCTTGAAGAGTCTGTAGAAGATTACTCATTACTACCAACAGCCTCAAGGATAGAATCAATAATGGCTTGATTCTCCATCTTGGGGTCAAGGTCCCACCCCACCCCACTTGCCCTTGCAATGTCTTCCGTAATTTGGGCCGGGGATCGTACATAATTCGTATATAGGCGACTCCGCAACTTTTTACCTGCCTCCGTGCGGGGGTCGAACAAGTCATATACACTGGCACGGCGTCCAAAGTCGTGCCCTTCAAATTCGCGGTAATCTTTTGTGGCTTCCTCAACAGCATCGTTGATGTCAGCTATTGCCGCTTCGTATAGGGCATCACCCACGGGGTCTCGCAGACCTGTGAGGTTGTTGGTCTTGGTGATAAGGTTATGGAGGGTCTTTTCGAGGAGATTACGGGCCTTGATGACGGGCTGGTTCAGTCTCTGGGACAGTTGGACCGCCTGATTAGGAGTAATTAGACGGGCAGCCACGTGCCAATCAATCAATGTATCTATTCTTTGGATATTTTCCGTGGGGGTGCCCTCAATAACATCCACCAGAGCAACCCATGCATTATACCGTTCCGCTTGCGCCGGTCCCGGATCTTCCCGCCCCTCCTCCCGCATAATCAATAGATTTCGCATATGGTTTTTCGTATCCGCATCCGCGCCGGAAGCCGCAATAAGCTCGTTGGTGAGAGTACCCTTCTCAAATAGAACGTATAGGTCATTCCTAATTTTGCGCTGGGCAAGAATCCTTTGATTTTCCTTGTCCAACCGTACCGCCCGTGCTTCAGCATCATGGGACTCGATCGTCGTGTCAACGTACTTCTCTAGCTTCTGGCGGTGCTTGACGTCGAGTAGGTCCTCTAGGGCTATGCCTTCCTCAGGGTTGCCCATCAGGTTTGCTAATTCGGAGTGGGTGGGGTCATTCAATATACGTAGTACCTGCTCCGCGCCTGCCCTGTCCCGATCCACCAGCCCAGTCAGAGCCTCTCGCCCCAATTCCATGCGGCGTTCTATGGTCAACTCTATCTTGGTCTGGGGGTCCAGCCTAAGGCTGCTGATCTGTGCAGCTTCCGTCGCCATGACGATAGGCAGTTGGCCGAAATCGTCATACACCGTGGTCAGGTTGTCCCGGTGCGACTGCAACGACTGGAACTCTACTTGCTTGTCACGGGCGATTTCGTCCCCGATTATGGAATTAGATGTGAGCGTCCCACTAATAGCATCCAGAGCTATATTTGCACGACGAGCGGCATCATCATTAGGGGCATCCAGGAGGGTGGTGTGACGATAGGCTTCATACTCAAAGGCCAGAGTGCCTGTGATATCCTCACCTACTTCCTTGCGTAGTTCTATGGCGCGACGGGTGAACTTTTTTCGTGCTTCGGACTGCACTCTGGACACGTAAATATCAGATTCTTCTTGGAACTTTTTATCAACGAAGTCTGATGCGAATTTGCTAACTTGCCCAGCGAACCTCTGTGAGGTTCTGCCGATAGCTGCGCCAAAATCGTCTGCCGTCGCACGAGGCTGGTACTCCGCACCTGGAATAGACTTACGTCTTAATTGGAAAGGAATTTTTGCCATTAGATGTGCAAGAACGACTTCGGGGGCAATTTACTTGCACCAGACGCCGCTCCCCCTAATCCTGTTAATAACGAACCACCAGCAGAGAACAGGGACCCGGTGGCGGCGGATTTACCCCTGATAGTTTGTAGCCGGGCCTCATTTTCAAATCCTTGGGAACGAACCGCGCCACCATAGATGATGGCCTGTGCGTCCAATTCTGCCTGTGCGGCTTGGTCTGACAGGACCAATAATGGGGTCCCCGCCGCCGCCACCCCACTCGCCCCAAACTGAGCGTTCTGTAGACTGAGCAGACGTTGGGTGGCTTCTCGGTCCCGGTCCGCATCAAATTGGGCCTTCTGACGCTCGGCAATCGCCTGATTTCGTGCGACGGCGGCGTTGAATTCAGCGGATTTCTTCGCTGCCTGTCCCTGTTGAATAGCCCCCACCGCTCCGGCGGCGGCTGAGGCGACTTGGGCGATGACTGCTATTTCTGCCCCTGAACACATGATTCACCTAATCATTCGTCTTGATGTGGGCAACCAATGAGATGATATGCATCGGTAATGGTTGCGTCTGTTGAATTTCGATGTTTCCTTGGGTTTCGTATCCTTTGTTGTATGGCACCTGTTTGTCCCCAGTGAACAATGCGGGTGGGGAGTTCATCAAATCATCGCTCCCACGAAATGGTACTACGTCCAGTGTACCACCTTCGGTACCTATTTGTAGCCCTATTGAACGTAACATACGCACCGAAACCTCGTGAATACGTTTGGTCTTAGACTGCGCGGTGGAACCTTTCGGGGCTCCCGCTTCAATATTCAGGGTCACCAATTTGGAGGTGTACGATAAACCTGCGTGAACAATACTAGCCGCAGTGTCAAGAGTAATCGCCCCACTAGACACCGTTTTAGCTGGTTGTACTGCCCCGTCCCCCAATATGGTCACAGATTCGCCTTCTAGGTGGGTAAGACCCGAAATAGCCGTAGTTGCAACTCTCGCCGTTCCACCAGTGACGTACGCTGTATCCGCCGAGCCGTCGCGTAGAAGATGAACAGTACCGCCAGTAGTCCAAGTACCAAAAGCAGCCGCATCGACTCCAACCGTGAAGTTATCGGCATCCACTTTCGTGATAGTATACCCATTACCATTGTACCCAGTGGCCCCGCCAAAATTGACACACCCGATTTCGTCCCCGGTGGAGAATCCATGGGCGATAGCTTGGATATTTCCAGGGTTGGCATTAGAAGCAGCCGTCACAGCGACACCCCCAACAGCCATCAATTCGAAAGTATTGGCCGCAGACTCAATCACTCTAAACCGTTTGTTATTAAGTTCCGTGGTACCACTGATGTCACGGAGGTCCACCAACCCCCCATCCGACATTCCATGAGAAGCTGAGGTAACTACGACAGGATTTGCTTGGGTGACTCCTGTGATGGTCAGAGGGGCATTAAGGGATAGACCACTATCTAGGAAGAATGCTAATTCCTGTCCTTGGGTATCTTCAAGACCGGGGGTTATCACTTCTACGTGACGTGCCTGTGCGCCATTCACCCAGCGGAGGACCGACACCCAGACTTCATCAATACCAGCATTATCATCTGCTGTGGCGGGGATGACGGCTACGGATTCTACTATAGGTTGGGTACTTGAAGTATCAGACACCCCACCCATAATATGTTTCGTCCACGCTACTACTTCCTGATCGCGTTGGTACGTAAGACTGAGTAATGTTCCATCGCCTAGAACAACCCAGACGATAGAGTCTGGCTCTTGTTGATAAGCCCAGTCCACGATACCAGATTGGGTGATATCATCGGACAACAAATTCAAATCTGGGGCAACGAAGGTGTCGGACTCAAATTTAAATACGAACTCTCGGACTTTACGCAACGCTCTTTGAATAAACAGCACGACATTAGATATACGAATTGCAGGGAGTTTCCCACTCCCAAATTGAGTTTGTCTCGTGACACGAACATTGGTAGGAGTTAGGGCCTCAGCCGCCGACGATGCCGCCACAATGAATTCAGCACCAGCCGTCCCGACGATCAACGAGGGTCCAGCGTTCAACCACAAGATCGCGTTCACTTGGTCCGTTGCAATAGTATACACTAGAGCATCTGAGGCTTCGGAACCAGCCAAATGGTTCGGAAAATCACCAGACAGACTGAATGCCATAAGCTGTGGAAAATCAGGGGGGCCAGCCCAGACCAACCGTTGTTCATAGAATGACACAGCCTGTGGGTAATTATTCACCGCGAAATGACCTAAGGCCCAAGCAGTATACCCCGATGTATTACCGAAATCTCGACCTGTTTGAGTGGTAGCTACCGCAATGGTGGTACTGGTAATAGAAGTTATCACTGCGTGTCCTTTGGTGGACCCAGTGTCGATTTCGACAATTCTACCCACATCAGTGGACTGCCACCCTGTATTGTCATTAATTCCGGTGGTGGAAGATGCCGTGATATTAACAGAACCAGACGTGCCCGATGCTCTGAGAGTTGTGGCCGTAACGTTCACATCTTGCAAAGGCCCAGAAATCAGAGCGTAATCGGCCAATGCCCATGCAGTATGAGACGTACGAGATAGAGTTGCTGGAACGTGGTCTTTATGGGCAATATACAAGACATCGGCTGACTGAATAAACGTTAACTCAAACAGTTCGGCCTCGGTGTATGTAGTGGCCACTTCGACGGGGGCAGAGGGAGAACCTGTTTCAATGACCCCCCGATCCTTATACACCCGAACATATAAATCACCAAATTCTAATATATACGCCTGGGAAGTGGAAAATTCAAAATTAACCAATCGCACCTTTTTGGTGTTGGTTTTTCCTGAGGCTATATATTTTGAACCACCACGACGAACAGCCCCGCCCTGTGGTACTATATACATATTCTCTAAAGTCTTAAGAGAATTCTCGTACTTGGCAATATCAACCCTCCCAGCCAAGCGGGGAGAGAGTTGCCCCCCCGAAAAGTTGGTTTGAGTATAGGTAACTCTAGGCATTAAATGGACTCGTATACGCTAATCGGGAATCTAACCAAATGTCCGCATCCATACCATCAGGTTCACCCTCCTGAGCATCGGCCCCCCTCGCCTCTCGAATTTTCCTCTCGAATAACTGGAACATAGCATCAGTGAGAGTGACGCTATCGGCCAGAGGTTGCGCCAATTCAGCACCAATTCTGGCGGCGAGGGCCTCAACAAACAGGGGGTCAAACTGGTTAGTATCAGTGATTCTGGCCACATACCGAATCGACACGGCATCGTCGTCTGTGACTAGTTCATTAGCTTCGATTTTCCAGTCCGCGCCACGCAGTAAGTTCGTATCCAAGATACGTATGAAATCGGAGGGTAGTGGGAATGCCGTGGTATACTCATATACGGGGGCGGTGGTGGAAGCCGCGAGAGCCACTCTTTTAATCGCAAAATTCCAATAATGGGACCTAAGAACGGTGTCACGCATGTGGGCATAATGGAGATTGCAGAGCCTACCAGCTTTGGTGTCCTCCGTAAGAGACAATATTTGCTCCTCACCAATCTTCGTGAGAGCTAAATTGCAAATGCTAACCTCTGATGTCATTACGCGGCCCTTTCAAAAACCATGCCGGTGTCCCGCATGAAGTCTCGTCCCATGGTAGACACTTCTCTGACGGCAGTGGTGGTAGCTTCATCCAATGTGAAACCATACTCCTTAAACTTCTCGACCCAGTATGCCTGATCTTGAAGATTTACGTGGTGATGCCCCGGTGTGCCGGGGGGAGCCGCCGTTATGACGAGACGTTTACAGCTCTTGAACGTCTCCATGTAGTTCGGCATATACTCCTCTTTCACATGCTCAAGAAACTCGACGCTCCAGCCTAGGTCTGAGTCCTGCACTTGGAGCGGGGCAGTGGTGTAGTCATGAATATACACCTTGACCCTGCGTTGGGCGTGAACATCCCCATCGATCCCGACTGCCTGTATACCACGTTCCTTGGCTGCGATCACCATATCACCAGTTCCACAACCCACGTCCACCATAGTCTTGACGTCGAATTTTTCGGCCACGAAATCAAGTGCACCTTGGTCGATATGGCATCTGGCGAACGACCCGCCTAGATGGGTGGGGGGATTGGATTCATAATGTGGCTTGATCACATACCCGTAAAATTGCTCCAATACCAATAGGTCAGCGTCGAGTAGCGGGCTGGAGGGGCATATCACCGCATTCATTCCTCTAGCTGAGCAGAAGCCCAACCAGAATGACATACATGCATAGTATCGAGCGACGGTTTCCGTTTGACGGGGTGGCATCTGACCTATCCCCCCATACAGATAGTCACACCCGAAGATGGTCAATTCCTCGACGCCAATCAGAGCGGCATAGGCCGCGACATAACTGACGGAACCATTGAAGTAAGGACGAGCCCCCGGCATATCTAGTACTTCGGCCAATGGGTACTCTAGTGCCTTCGGGTTGCGGGGCATTGAGGTGAAAAACGGCTCCTCTGCCTCTTCGAACCACTTGGCGAAATTCGGTGTGCGGTTCACGCACGTAAGATAGTCGTCCATAGCAAAAGAGCAGTCCACTTTAATGACTGCACCCGCACCGTTCACTCCCCAAACCTCGTCGTGCTCTATGGCGTGGCTGGAGGACCCCATTATATTCATGTATTCTGATTTGGAGGGTCCAAGACCAACGAGGATTACTTTTTTTGGATTCTTCCCTGTGGGATGTTCCATAGTACTCCTCTAATATAGGAAGGGGGGGTGCCCCGAAAGACACCCCCCCGACCTGTTTAGTCAACCGTGTAGTACATCACCAGAGTGATAGTTCCGCCGCCGACGATGGCAGCGTCCACAAGCTTGACCTTGATATCGACGTCCGTTGCAGGATCAGAAGTAACACCGCTAATCTGGTCCCAAAGCGGAATGCCGTATGTAGAAATGCTTGCACCTTGCGTGATAGCGGCTCCGCTACCAGCAGACGTGCAATCATGTCCGTTCGACAACGCATCCGGGTCATCGGTAAAGTCCGATTTTCCGGAAAGGTTGAATACACCGAGGTCCAAAGTCGGGGAACCGGTGGTGGTAAGGTCGTCCCAGTAAAGTGTGGACGTGGGCAAGATTACCGCATTCGAAGGCAAGCGAGCCAACAAATACGTTGAAGACGTGGTATCAGCTGCACCTGCTTCAACCGTGTCAATCCATGTCCGAACGCGACCATGGGCGTGAGCGGCATCAGCCATCACGCTTGGGGTAGCGTCCAAGTCCGTCATCACGAGCGACCCTTTAAGGTTTACGACCGCCATTTGTTCAGCCCTCCTTAGCTAGGGTCACATTCGATGTACCCGACACGGGCTTCTTCCATGCGGGTAGCACCAATGGACATTGAGTAGAAGACCTGGGTAGCGTAGTTCTTGTCGTCCCGCTCAGAAATCTTCGCGGTCGGATTTGAACCAATACCCAGCATGATGCCCTTCTTGTTCCAGAACAACACCTTATTATCGGAGTTGTCGTCGTTTTCAATACGTTGCGTACGGATAAACGAAAATCCGAGGAACGTATCGACCTCGCCGTGAACAAGAGCCTTGACGATGTTGTAATCGGACGACGTAATTTCAGTCTCGGCCAACAGGTTTTTAAGCTGTTTGGCATTGAGAGCGATGAAACGATCTTCGTCTTCGATTTCAGCTTGGTCGAGGATTTCCTTAGCACCGCGCAATTTGCCGACGTTGAGGCCAGTATCAGCAGCAGGGTCGATACCAACTTGAACGTTAACTACCTGCGCGGCAGGAAGGCTCGTGGAGGTTGCACCAGCAACGCCAGTGTTCGCGGTGCCATCGGCGGCATCGATGATAGCATCATCCATAGCACGACCCATAGCATTCGCGGCGGCTTGCGAATAGGGTGAGGTTGGATCGATCAACATTCGGACGCGATCCTCATTATCAATGAGGTCCGCCCAGTCGTAATCGACAAGGGAAAGCCGACGCCTCGCATGTGGGGTATCCACACGGGGGGTGTCGGAGTGACGCGAAGTTCTCACTCGCGCAGACGTAGCTCCGATCTGTTCAAAGAAAGCATTCTTACCGACGACTGTTTCTGTCATGACGGCTGAACGCAGACGGGAACCCTTCTGCTGAGCGAGGTGTTGTACATTGGCAGAGTACTGCTCCACGAATGCGGTAGTGATTTGAAGGCTCATAGCCTACACCTCGTTAAAAGTTAGGTTCAGGGTGAACCGCTCTTTGAGGGTATCGGGAAGTCCCGGCCTCTCGATTGGTGCTACGCTACCTAGGCGGGAACCCCGGTATCTAGAATAACGCCTATCACGAAAAGTATATACTAGAAGAGGTCAGGCTGTCAAGCCTGAGGGTGCTGGTTCGGGTGCATCCTCTTCATAAGATCAGAAACCTTGCGAACCAGAGCAGGTCTTTCGGGGCTGTCAGCGTCCCAGTACTCGTTCCTCGCCATGATTTCCTTGATTTGCCCATCGAGTGCGGCTGGGGTGTCCCCGCTGTCGCCGTCCTCCAACACCGTGTCGCCCTTAATGGCCAACCCCGCGTTTGCAAACGCCTTGATCAAACCGGGGTGATCGCCCAATCCTGTCTCCTCAAGATATGTGACCAACCCCTCGTCACCAAATTCGGCAAGGGCATTCTTCGCGGCGGTCATGTGGCGGTCATACCCCTCACCCCACTCCTTTTGAAGAGAATCCCAGCCCTCCTTTCTAGTGGCGGCAACTGTTTCGCCAATAGCCATGGAACTTTCCTTATTGCCCTCCATATACCAGTCGTGGAGTGCAGAGGCTTGGGAAGAGGACAACCCCATCTTATGAGCGGCTTGGCGGAAATCCTCAATCCGACCCTCAACGTAGGTAGCCAACTCTTCCGGGACGCCCTCTTGGGCTTTGAATTCATACCCCGCTGGCTCTTCGGGTCGACCAAGCTTGTTATAGAAGTCGTTTCGCTCGTCGTCGTTATCCGGCAACTTGAGTTCGACCTCCTTGCCCAACATGGACACAGCATTCAAATGCCCTTTGGCGAAACTTTCCATCGACGTGTACTTCGAAAAGTTGGCGTCATCCCGGATATCTTCGGGGAGAGCCTGTTTCCAATCGTCACCTGTGTCAACTTGAACGACTGCCGGGGCTTCTTCGACTACTGCTTCTTCTTCAGCCATCTTCTTCTTCCTCCTGTGCTACTATCCGCACAAAATGTTGGGGTTTATACTGGAGGATGGTGAGGATACGTAGTGCCTCATTCCTTGCCCCCTCATTGAAGGCCGTTACATACGGGTCGGCATCAAAAGACGGTTCTAAACAATGGGTATTCTTAAGTATATCGTTTAGAACCCTTTTCCCTTCGGGTGTGCCGAACGTTATTTCGTAATCGGTCTTAGTTTGTAGTTTCTTCTGTTTGTCCGCCGCCAATTAATTTCTCCACTGCTGGGCCAGCTTTCTGTATCGCGCCACCTGCTTTATCAGCGGCACCAGCCATTTGTTCTAACATGGCCATCTGCTGGGCTTGTTGCAGGGCTTGTCGTTCAGCTTCCAGTATTTGCTCAAGTTCTTCTTCGGTCTTGACGAGCGAGGACGGAACGCCAAACAAATTGGCCAACCAACGGAGGGTGTCTGCACCGTTTACCACTCTCGCCGCTTCGGGGTCGATTTGTAACACTGGACCACCGATTTCGAACACTCTCAACAGACTATTGGCCTCGACCTGCCTTTGCGCTCTGGCAAGTGGGGATACATATTCAACAGAATATTCGACACCTTCGATCGACTCCGGGGGAGGGGGGAGTTTGTTCAATCGAGATAGGATACCGAATACCCTGTTGATCAATGGGCTGAGCATTTCTGATTGGAGTCTACCAAGCACCGGTCCCAGCAATCTTAACTTTTCTTCCGTGCGTTGCAATACTTCCGTGGCCGTCATCTGAGGGCCTTGGTTCAATTGTAGCTGATCGATAAAGAACCCCTCGCGTATACGTTCCCGCAAATCCCTCGTCATATCCAACCCGATATCAATTCTCGCGCCAGTGATTAGGGGGGCAATAGGGTCTGATCCGGGACGCCGGAAATTAAGACCACCGGGGACCGTGCGAACGGGACCCAGTACGCTATCATCTTCTGCTTGGAGCGGGGGATCGACAACTTTCTGCGCGGCCTTGATGATGGTTTTCGCCATCTGCTGCAACATTTTCACATCGGGGAGGGTATTCATCCCCGGTCCGCGACCATATGTTTCTCCTGCGGCTTTGATCCAGCGCGGGGCGACATATGGCATTTCTTCAAATCCGCCCTCGGCCAGCGTGTGTTCGAACTTGAACAACATGTAGCATGACGCGATGGGCATATGCTCTGGGGTCTTCATCTTCGGGTCACGGTCCCGGCGGGGATAGACACAATGCATGACCTCTAGTTTCTCGTCATACTTTTTCTTGTCCCACAGTTTCTGGACTTCCCTACCCGGATTCTTGGGCCAGCGTTGCATGATCTGGCGTACCGTATAGTCGAACTTCCGGTACACGGTGTCGATCTTGCCCCACGCATCTTCCGCAAGGTAGCACTCCTTGAGGTGACGGGTCGAGAATACAAGCTCCTCTTCCTCGTTTTCACTGATGAACATGACCGACGTCCCAAACGCCGTGAGGTCAAGGTAAAGTTCGTGCATATGGGACGTGAAACCGGACGGGGAAGCGTTAAACTCGTTGAAGATGACCTTCTCCACAGCCTCTAGCCACGCCTTGACCCCCTCTTGCCCCATCAACTCGTCATCGACCTTGAGCGTGAACCACATCGACGCCGGATTGGTCAGCATCCCCTGTAGTCCCGCCGCTAGAAGTTCGTTGGCGATAATGCCCGTGGAATCAACGGCTTTTAACCCCCGCTTGTCGCCGGATTCTCGCGGACCCACAAAGTCGGACCTTCGGGGCAACACTAGCTCCGAAACTTCCTGCCAGTGATTCTCCCAGTTGTCCCTCATCGATTTGAGGGACCTAAATCTCGCTGAAGCTTCTTTAGGGTCTAATGGCATAATTCACCCCGTCTTTTTAGTGCCACGTGCTTTCCTCGCCTTACGTAGAGCTATAGCAGTCGCTTGCTTCTGGGAGAACCCCTCGGTTAGCAGAGTTCGTACGTTACGGCGTACAGCCTTCCGAGAGGTCCCCTTTTTCAAAGACATTAGACGTCTTAGCTTCCGCCGCCCAGAGTCTTTTTCTTGGTTGATTGACTCTCAACTACTCCTGCGCCTCCAGTCAAGATGGTCGAGCTACGCCCCGCTGCCGCGACACGTCGCTTCCTCTCAGCCTCAGCCGCCGCCTGAACCAT